TTAAGTTTCAAAATCTGTATGCTTAGGGGGTGAAGAAAAATTGTTAACATTTGCCGATGAACAAAATAACGAATTAATGGCACAAGCAACCATTACAAAAACAGATGGTGTAAACGGAGAAAAGTCGCTAACCGGAATTATCTATTTCGGTCAGGAAGTCAAGGACAATATTGCTAAGGGTTGGACGTTATATTTCAAAGATGAAGTATATATGATTATCACTTACAGTAAGAATGACCAAGACAATACTGTAAATTTCACTGCCGTGCATGATTTTTTCTTTAGGTTCAATCGTTATGGATTCGAGGAAAAATGGAGCGGTAGTAATCCAATCAGCAATTATTTGTATGCCTTGTTCGAAAATTCTGGTTATACCGTTGAATATACTGGGACGGCTCCTGCTCGTGAAGAAGAAAACTGGGGCATGAAAGATAGATTAACACTGCTTAATGATGTCGTTAACGACGCAGGGCTTGAATATTATGTACAAGGCAAAGTTGTTCATGTTAAAGATCGAATCGGTTCAGATTTGTCTACAATCGTACGCAAAAAATTCAATTTAAACACTGCTGAAATTCAAACTGATAACACAAGTTTTGCCACTCATGGTGTTGGTTTTGGTGTTTATAGTATTGAAAATGATGAAACTAGCCCTCGACTTCGAGTTGAATATAAGAGTGCTTTGTATGACTATTATGCTCCAAAGTTCGGTCAGATTGATGCGCCAATTATTGATGACCAACGATATACAAATGAGAACAGTTTGCGAGAAGCAGTTGCCAAAGTTGTAAACAATAGTTGGAGCATTTCGGTAACTATGACGTTAGTTGATTTACAAAAAGCAGGTTATGACTATGCAATGGCAACGCCGGGGGATTCGATTTATGTAATTGATGAGAACGTTAATTTTGAAGCACAAGTTAGAATTGTTAAGGTGGAAACCGATTACGACATTAATGGCGACGTCACGGAAACGAAAGTAACGTGCGGTTCGTTATCATCATCAGATCAGCAGAAGGCAAGTAGTAGCACAATGACCAACGTTACAAATGGGGTTAAAGCAATTCCTAATGAATGGTTAACGACACAGGTACAGACTGCTACCAATGATCTATTGAACGCTCGTACGCAGTTATCATTTAATGACCAAGGAATTATTGCGGTTGATAAGAGTAATGCTAACAAGGTAGTGATCCTAAATAGTGCTGGCGTAGGTGTATCAACAGATGGTGGCAAGACATTTAAGTCTGCGATTACTGCCGATGGTGTAGTCGCAGATAGGCTATACGGAAATCTGATTGAAGGGGTAGCCTTCAAAACATCAAGCAGTAATGGCTTCACCATTACCATAAAAGAGGGGCGCATTGACTTCTCAGGTACCAACGGTACCGCGTACGGCGTTATGAAGGCTACCACTAATATGGCAGGACAGCCGAATGGGGTAGCACTAATAAACGCTCCTGGGAAAATTTTGAGCTTTAACCAAAGTGATAGCACTGGCACAAGCTGGCCAGTTTTTCGAATCCCCGCTGAGTCAACGGCAAGCAATCCGGTATATAAACTTTATGGGCATCTACAAAGTAACTTGGATTTTGACATTAGCGGAGGCGCCTGGATAACAAATAAAGGCAAACTCGAATTCTCAACTAATGATGGTTCAAGCAATCAATTTGAAGTTAACCCGAATGGTGCCTCAGTGCTAGGAAATTTCACGGTTTATAACGGTACGAAAAACGCCGCACAAATCACTCGAGATGGCATCCGTGCTACACCAGCCTATGAAACGGCTGAAAATTACGTCGGTGATATTGGTGAAAATAAGACCGGGAAAGATAACACCGTTGAAATTGACATTGATCAGCTAGTATATGATATGGTCAACACCGAGATGGGTTATCAAGTCTTTGTCACGCCATACAGTGTGGCACGTGTATGGGTATCACAGCGCAATGACATGAGTTTTGTTGTTGAGTCCAATACTCCAAACGCACCATTCGGGTGGGAGCTTAAAGCCCACCGTCGCGGATATGAAAGCCAGCGCTTGGTGGACACTGGCAAGACTTATAACGATTTGAAAAAAATGGAGGGACTGATAACAAATGGCAATACGAACGTACAAAGTAACTCTTGATTCAAAGAACGCTATTGCACCTGAGCCCGTATTCTTGCGCCAGGGAGATAAAACTGGCGCCGTGGTAATTGATGCCACATTGATGGATAACGGTGCGCCTGTCTCTATTGACGGCATTACACCAATGTTCAAAGCTAACACAGCTGATGGTCAAGCAGTAATTGCTGATAGTACCGGATTCAATATCGTTAATGTTTCTGGCGGTGAATTCACTTATCAAGTGCCAAACGCACTATCTTCTGTTCCGGGTAAAATAACAACGGCATACTTCAGTTTCTCAGACGCATCAGGATCAGAATCGACATTTGATGTTGCATTCATCATCAAGAAAGCAGTCGATATCACAAAGCCTCAAGCTGATGACTACATCACTATCATTGATGGGACGCTACAATCATTACAGCAGAAAATCGATGCAATGAACACTGACGTTCAGACGATTCTTAATGCGTTCAACCAAGGCGATTTCTACAACAAAGCACAGACTGATGATAAAGACAGTGCGACCATTACCAGCGCAAAAAGCTATACAGACAATCAAATAAGCGCTTTGCCTCCATCTACTCCTTGGAAACCGCTAACGATACTTAGCCCATTTCAGCAAGGCGCTCTAACTCAAGTACGGCGAATCGGTTCAAAAGTATATTTTGCTGGATCTATTGTAAGTGGTGGTACAAATGGCGACATATTCAATGTTCCTGTCGGATTTCGGCCATCAAGAGACATTCATGTAGATTTGCCTCAGATATCAAGCCTTATTGATTATCGGAGTCGGGTATACATCATCAATGGTGTGGCCTCAATTGTGGCATCTAATGGAAACAATGCTCTCTGGATTGATCCTATATCGTATTACACCGACGATCCTATGCCATCTTAACTTAGTGCGTTAGTTAACGGAAGGAGGAATGACAATGTTAAATAAAATCAGTATAAAGAAATCACAAGTGAGGAAGTGAAAATAAATGATGAAGAGACATCCTAATCATATTGTGCTAGGTATTGGCATGATGATGATTGGTGCATGGATGATGGCTAATGATAGATTCTTTCAATGGCCACCATACGCCATGGATTTCGTGAATGATGACGTCTGGGGCGGACTATTCATTGCAATCGGTCTAGCGCTAATCTTGTGGGCATTAGATGGAGGCGAGTCAGTTAAGTGGAACAGGCGAATTCTATCCGTAAGTGCTGGTGCAATGGCATTCTTAACGGTTTACCAATTCATCATTTGGGCGGTGACAGGCGAATATCACAGTTGGATCAGCAATTTGATCATTACAGCCTTCGTGCTGAATATGGCGCGAAGGAGTGATACACGCAATGGATAATGTATTGATTGCTTTTGCACCAGCAATTGCTGGTATCATATCCGCTTGGGTTGGTATCTTGAGTTGGTATGAGTCCACACGCAAGACCAAGCACGACGAGCTACACGATCTCTACGATGAAGTCAAATCTGACAATGATCGGTTGAGACGTGAGAATAATCGTCTCAGGAAGGAGAAAAACAGGCAATGAGAAAACTATATCTTGGCAACGGTGATAAACAGTTCAAATTTGCCGATACCACAACTGAAATACATCTGAACGCGTTCGATAATGGCAGTGCGGCAACTTTAACAGCAGATGCAAAGGTAAGAATCAAAAATGACTCCGGATATTTTCTGGGGATAAGCGCCAGTATTACAGACAACCATGCCGTCATCACTAGCGGACAATTGGCTCAATTACCAGTAGGTAGCTATCTGATTGAATTGTGGGACGCCGTAGACGGAGGCACGGCCATCTATCCTAGTGATGGATTTTTGGCATTACAAATCAATGAGAACGTCACTGGTCTTTCTGGAGGACTCGTCAGCAGTATTACGGTTGATGACTTTATCCAGCAATTCAGTGGCCTAAGCGAACAGCTCAAACAACAAGTTTCAGATGCTGTTACCAATGGCGTAAAAGGTGATAAGGGTGACAAGGGTGATACTGGTCCGCAAGGTGAACAAGGCCCAGTAGGATTACAAGGTGCTAAGGGTGATAAAGGTGATCGAGGTCCCGCTGGTGATTATGTTCCTGAAACGTTTACAAATCTAGCAGCCATTCAATCAAAATATCCAAATGGTTCTAATGGGATCATGGTAGCAGCTGATAACGGGCACAAGTATATTTGGGCAAATAACGTATGGACTGATGCAGGCGTATATCAATC